AATCAAGATAGCGGTAAAAACAGTCCACCCTTTCTGTCTTAATCCTTCAAAGCCCCCCACATGTCCAGTGTATGCATAATCAAGGTCTGTCCCATCTGCAATATCTAGGTTATCATTGAGCTTTAGATCGAAACTTCCATCTGCCAGATATATGATAGAATGCCTGAAGATATCATATGTTCGATTAAAGATTTCAGGCAATCCAAATAAACTCCCCATTTCTCTGAACAGCCCCTCTGTCATCCATTTTCTAAAGTTAAGATTCCACTTCTCAAAGTCTATGTTCAGACAGAAGGTTATATGATCATCTGCGACTCTCTTGGCTTGGCTTTTTGTGGTCACTATCATCTCTTTCTGGAGGTTGAGCATGGATTTCGTCATTGTCACTCCCTCAATGTAAGGAATGATATGATCAGCAATCATGGATTCTGTCACTACAGAGAATGCTCTCATGTCAAATGACATCAAAGCAAACATTCTGGGAGTAGAATTTTCCTCTCTTTCTTTTGGGTATAGACCAATTATCCTGTGATTCTTCTTTAAACCCTTCCTGTTCCTGTTTATGGATCTTAGTAGCTCTTCACAATCTATTATCCCATCCTTCATGGCTTTGAGAGGACCTCGCCTGATATGAGGATCCATCTGTGTACCTCCTCCACTCTGAATAGCAGCCCACTCTGTCCTGGTCGGACTCACAGCCTTGTCTGCGATAATTAGCGATAAGTTGAAAGATTTTGGAAAGCTGAATGTTGGCTGGATTACGACAGAGTCCCAATCTACCAGAGTATAGCCGGGATGTTTCGGATTTATCACTCCATTAGCCCCCACTTGAGTTGCTATATAACAGGCCTCTTCCATTAGCATACAGTTAGGATAGACTTTATGCTTTTGATAGTAGCTCAGGAAAAACACCTCCTTGAATTTTCTGGTAGCCAGCTCAGGAATATGATATGTCTCGGTCTTCTCGACTGTCCCCAACAGCCTTACCTTTCTGAAACCTGCCTTAGACGAAACCACAGGATGCCCCCATATTCTGAATAACCCTCCTATTTGAGCCAAGTGGTGAGGGTTGAAGTCCTGAGCTCTGATAAAATCCACTAGAGCATCTGCAGATGGTCGTAGATGATCAGGTAGACCGTTTAATGTTTCCTCTAAATATGATAATTGATCATAATAAAGGCCGTCATTGTACTGAATCAGAAGTCCGTTCATCAATGCTTCAAATGTCTTAACCACCTGGTAAAACTCATTCCCATTATTGTGCAGTCCATCATCAAATATTTGGAAGACTCTCAGAATAGTCTGCTGAGATGGATAGATTTCCGGCAACAGTCTTTCACCCAGTTGAGTGGCTATCATGACATTTTCTCTTTCTGTGAACTTGTCTGTGAGATTTCTGTACATATCCAGACTAATTATCCCTTCCTTTTCTTCATTGCAGACAACCAATAGATCACCAAATAAGTAAAAACGGTGATTATAGAGATCCAGATATGAGAGACTAGACTGAGCCTTAATCTTTGCATTATGAACTGCCCTGAGATTATTTGGAATCCCTCTCTCTGATGAAATAGCCATTAGATAGATCAAACCCTCCTGAAAGACCTCCCTACCTAGAGTGAATTTGGTTTTGATATCATCCTCTTGGAGTATTTGAATTGTTTGGTATAATAGATCATTAGGTGCTTTCGTGATGTCATCAAACCCTTCGATTTCCAGCTCTAATGCCTCAATTAAGAGATCCTGATTGAGTATCTGCAACGGGACATCCCGATCCGCTCGTGATAACAAATACCCAACTAACCTACCGTAATCAAACAAGGGAAGGTCCCCGAAGACTTCTCGTATTCTCATATAACATTCTTTCTCTCTTGTTTTGCCTTGCTTGGTGGTCAACCTTCCCAGGTCAGGTTCTACAATAGCAGAGCGCAAATGATAATCTCCAAGACCTCGGGCTTTCCTGATTCTCTCTTCATCAAAAAATGCCATGATGGTCTCGTTTTTCTTAAATCTCTATATGGGGGTCACTCATGATATATCCACTGTTTTCCTCCACTCTTCTGGCTCAGCCTTAATTGGCCCATCAGTCTCTTTATTCTCCGTCTGTAGCAAGACAATAGAATGATTTTAGTGACGATTAGACCCATTATAATCATCACTTTTATATCATCCTTTATTGTCCATGGGTCGACGGGTGGTGATATCGAAGAGTAAACTCTATTCACTAAATCCATTTAAGTCTCGTTGTTTTTCTTATATCATCGTATATCCTATTATTGTTCAGGCATCATCTTATTTTTACTCTAGATGGATGATAGATCTTTGGGTATGCATCTATATCACTTTCTCTTACTTAAATCATAACTTTTCTTATTTAACCCGTAATGATTGTAAATAATAATTTCTAATGATTAGATATCCTCGTCATCCTCCATCACATATTCCATCTTAATCATTGTAGTTTTAGGCTCATCAGGTGCCAGGTTACTCGGTACTAATCTAATCCTCCGCCTTTTGCCAATCCTTGACCCTCTCAGTCTTATCTTCTTCAATCCATATATGAAGATATATGTCCCAGTTACGACTGCTATTGCGGAAACCAAAAATACTCTTACTTCATGAGACAGATAACGCAAGATATGATGATACCATGCGCTCACCGTATCTACTATTCCCGGATGCGCCGTAGTAATATTAGATGTGATTGTTGGATTTATTCCCACACTGGTTTGAGAGATTTTTAAGATAGTAGGGTCCTGTGACGATAGGAAGGAGGTAGGGTCAATCAAATGTCCAGTCACGAACGATTCCGAAATAG